TTATGCGAGGCTGAACAAAAGCGGCGTCGATTGTGCAAATCGACCTATCTGCTGGACACTGAAACGTAGTTCGCTGTCTGACGTTATCCCGAGACCGACCTGTTCGTCGGCCGAAATATGCAACGCATTCTCGAATACCGTCCAATCACGCACGATGATGTCGTCAGCGGACAACAGGACATGATAGGCCTCGCGATCTTCAACCATGAGCTGATCAACCCAATCAACCCACCCAAGGTCTAGGCGCGAACGTCGGACCCAATTGAGGTGAATATCTCCATTTGCCTGGCGCCGTGCGCGACCATGGACAGGTGCCAAAGGCGTTATCGCCCGCCCATGGGCCATCGCAGAATCAACAACTGGGCTCGGGTCGCCAAGACCTTGCGCCTCAACGGTTATCGTCTGCCCAATGTGATAGTCTGTTGCCGCAATGATACGTGCGGAGGCGGGGTCCATCCAAACGATCCGGGAACCAGCGGCATGCGCAGGCGCTGACAATTGATCGGACAAACAGGCGCGTGCGAACCGAGACAGGCGATAACGGTTCGCACCCACCGCCGTAACACGGCCAACGCGGATAAATTCACCGCCCATATGAAAAACCGGGGCGTCCGATGCCAGAGGGTACGTGTCACGATTGGCCAGCAGCATCGACCCATTAAACAATTCGATCTCGAGCGATGATTTTTCGTCGATCAATAATGCGCTATGGGATGCAAGCACGTTCTGCGTTGTCCCGATCACAGCCTGTGGCGCAGTTCCGCCAATATCGATTAGCTGGCCCTCATTTTGGATTGCAAGAGCGGCACGCTTCCAGCCCGCCTCTGTTCCCCCGGCAAAGACCGCCAAAACCGCTTGGTTTGTATCGCGCTCGGCAATCAGCGGGCAGTCAATAATGGCAATTCGGGTCTCGCCAATTGACTGATCTACGGACGGAATGTGGCGGCCCGGTGCGGCTATCATCTGATCGATCGCTACCAGCCCAGCCGCCATTCGTGCCTTAATGTGTGCCGTGCCAAATCCATGTTCGATTTCGTCGATCTGACATTTTTTCCCATCGGCGGAGAGGAAACAATCGCCCGGCTGCAGCAATATGGCAGAGGTTACGACCGACGCGGTGAGCGTGCTGCGTGCGTAGCGCGCATGTCCCGCTTTCAACTCAACCAAACGCTTGGCCGAAGATGCACTCAGGACGGCTGGCAACTCCAACCGGGCCTCGCCACGTCCGCCAGATTTGCCATTGCTGTGTTGAACGCCAGCCTGATAATCACGATCCGGATCATAATAACGCAGCGAGACCGTGCCAGGAATTTGTCCGGCGGCTGCTATCCGGTGATTGGGCGGGTCCAATTTGCGCCTATCTTCTTCGACAGCGACGACAATTTCGGTTGGTTGGTCGGGGTTCGCGCCAACGTCGCGGACGACAAGGTTGCCGTCCCGCGTGATGAGTTCGACTGGAAAGGCATCCAATATCGGCGCAATCGCCTCTCTCATATTCGCCCCGCCCGCGGCAAAACCAACGATGGAGTGCGTGCTTTCCGCCAATAGGTCGCCATCCGACAGCGAATGAAACAATGCCGATAGCGACAATGGCCCGTCGCGTTCGAAAACTTCAAAGGTGAACGATGGAATGCGGTTGCCAAAATCTGCCAGCTGCAAATCTTCAAACACGACATAGGCCACGTCGCGGTGCGCGGGACATTGACCAACAGCTTCAGCAGATGCCAGCAACGGGTCAGGCTGCTGATCGCCATGGCCCGAATAGAAACGCAATTGGGTGTCTATTTTTAATGCGTCGTCAGACCCGCGAACCAAATTGCCATCCGCCCATATTCTGCCCAATCGCGCGACCGGCCGGCTTGACAACGCGACCGCTAGGCTGACCCGATAAGCGTAGTTGACCGTCGAAGCGCGCCCCTTACCTCCGCCGCTTTTTGCGCGATCTTCGATCAAGTCGGTTGCCCAAATCACCGTTCCCGCGACACGCATCGCGCCAAATATAGCCGGAATTTGCGTGCCGTAACTCGATGTTTGAACGGCCAGCTCCTTCAGCCGATTGCCTTCACGCGCGGCAGGCGCGAATAATGCGCCGTCGATCTGTTGCCCCAGCACAGCGCCAATCGCGCCGCCAATTGGCCCGCCAAAGGCAGAGCCAACAGCCGTTAAAACAAGCGTTGCCATGTCAGTCTCCGATTAGGCGCCATTGCGCAGTTGTTGGCCACGGCAGCGGCAGGGGCGTTGCGACCACCCGGCCTAAGCCCATATGCGCATGGACCGCACCCTTGGGCGTCATAATGGCTAGGTGAATTTGCCGGACGCCCGGTTCAAGCAAGAGGATGTCTCCGGCAACCACCGAACCGTCCGAAACCCGCGAGAACTGCCGCTCATCAAAATATGCGCAGGCGCGCGCTTTATGTTGGCCGCGCAGCCGATAGTCGGTGGCCACAGCCGCGTCTTTGCCCGCAGCAGAAAGGCACAGTCCGGCCAAACCAACACAATCGAGCCCTGCGTCTGCCGAACGCCCATGCAGCAAAAACGGAACGCCAAGCAAATCAAGCGCGGTTTGTGCAACCTTGGCTTGTGGCCCCGTGACGGCCGGCGCGATCCTAATTTGCACCGGGATATCGCGTCAGCAAATCATTTCCCGGCAGATAGGGCTCGCCACGGAAATTGATGCCGTTGGCAAACCGCGTTGCGCAGGTCGCCATCAGCTTGTCGCAACCTTCGATCACCTGTATCATGTCGCCCGCATGCACCGGCGCCTGTGGCATCGTCTGCAGTTCCATCGCCGCCGTGCCATTGTCGACGATGCTGAATTCCAGCCCGGCATTAGGACCCGTCAGCCAACGCACGCTTCCATATGCCAATTGGCCAGGGGTAAATGGCGCACCGCCGTTCACCGAAATCACATAGCCTTGGACATGCGATATGGTCGCCAAATGACGAAAGCGTTCGCGGTTTAGCCCGCAAGCTGCATCGCAAAATTGCGCGCGGCACGACGGCGCGGTTTGGAACGCCACGGCTTTATCAAGACGCGATTGGATGCCCAATAGTTCGGCGGCAAATGCATCATCTACAAAGGAAACCGCACCCAGTTCGCCAGACGCCAACACGCGTTTTCCACGTGCGGGCGCTGACCAGTCAAAAAGAAATATCTCCAAATATGCGCCGTCCCATCGCCCGGCCATCAAATCATCCTGCCGGATCAAGTCGGACGTCAGTGCGCCGGAGACATCCAATCCGTCATTCTCCAACCCAACGCTTTGCACGACCGTCGTGGGTTGCATCCCGGGGCTGGATTTCAGCAAAATGCCATCATGCAGCACATCGGCATCATGCGAGGTGAAACCCACGGTGACGCCATCGGTCCGCTCCAACCGCCAGCCATAAGCGACCGTGATAAGCGGCCCATCCATCCAGGCGTCCATCAGGTGGCTTCCCGAATTTCAACCAATGCTATCGTCGGCATATCGCCCGCGCCAAAGGTTGCGCGCGCAAAATCCAGCCGGTCCGATGCGAAGCGTACAGGCACATCAAAACGGAAGCCCGCGGTGATGATGGCACCCATAACAGGCGCAGTTTGAAATTCGATTATTCCGCCAGCAGTCAGCGACCAGCCTGTGGCCGCCACGTTATTGACCGCAACCGTCACAGACGACGGCACGGGCCGGGTGATGCGCCTTACTTGACCGTCGGCACCATAGGTTTTGATCAGCGGAAATGCGGTGCGGACGGCGTCACCTGTCCCCAAGATTTGGTCCAACTTGTCGGGCGCACCGGTCATCACATGCGAACTGTTGTCGAACGGATCGGTAAAGCGAAATCCGACCGCTGGCCCATGCCGCGCACGAAAGAACGCAAGCAGGATGCCAAGATCATTTTCGGACCGAACACCCGGGCTAACATCATAGCTTAATCGCGCATTCTCCCAGCTGCTGTTGCGGCGTTCATGCCCTGACAGAGTGGTGACGATATTGGTCGAAAACTCTGCCGTCACTTCCGCCTCGCGGCCAATGTCCAGCGGGAAAAGCACGTCATCAAATTCCTGCACAGCCGCATCCTCCTGTCCAATTTCGAATAAGGTAAATCCGTCACGGGCGACCTGCGGCAGCGCCCAGATAAAGGTTTCCGCCGTGCCCCGTGCCCTGCTTGCGCGCGCGGCAATTTCAATGTCCCTCCACCGCGCCGTGTCTTGAGGGCGCAGAACGAAGCCAGCGAAATAATGCTGCGCGTCAACGGGGTAGCCAAGCCGCTGAGCCATCAGCGGAACCGCCCGCCGCGTTGCGCCATGGTTGCCCGATGTGACCCAGTCATAATCTTCCAGCTGAAGCACATCGAACGCGGGCGCGGACCATTCCAATGGAACATTGGCACGCACGGCTTCGGGGGCAGACGGATCAAGAACCGTTGGCAGATAGACCAACAATAATGTCTCTATGCCAGCCGATCCTGCCTCATCCGTCGCAGCCGCGCAGATGGACGCAGTGGACGCCGCGAGTATCGCGCCAGCCCGGTCCAGCATGGCCTTTTGCGCCGGCGACTTTGAACCCTTTATGTCCGATATGCTGACCGAAAATGTGCCAAATGCGGCCGTCGCAGCCGCATCATACAGGCAGATGCGGCCGTCGGGCATGATCCACCACCATGGCTCGCCAATCTGTAACTTCACCGGCAGTCCGGCTTCTTTCAAGATGAACACAAAAGCCCGCGCCACCGCCTTTAGATAGTTCATCGCCCCACTGTTCGCAGGCGACAGCAAAGTGGATGGCGGGACCCATCCGGTTAGTGCCGGGTCACCATTTTCCGCCCGTTGTTTCCAATCATTCCAGCAATGCGCGTCGAATAATTCGTAACTGATCGAGAAAATCAGATCGAAGCCCATCAACTTTGCCTGCGCCGCAAAATTTCGGTGCCAAGCCCGGCAGGGCGCGTTCAATGCACCACCCGCCAAGCTGACATAATGTCCATTACCTGACGGCTCGAGCCGGAAATAATGGCTCATCCCGACATAATGATTGATCGTTTGTCGGTAGCCAAGGGCATGGATTTGGCGAACCAACCGCGCTGGGGTCTGGTTATAGGCATCGTCATATCCCGTCGCCATTTTCATGTCATGCTCGGGCATCATGACATCGCCGGTGTCCAGCATGACGCCAGCACCGTCACATCTAATCCCCGTCAGTTCCACCCACGCTTCAACAGGCGCAGGCAAATTGCCCGGCAAGCCCGTATATCCCGGCGGGATGAGCGATATGAAAATCTGGTCAATGTCGCCTGCAAAGACTGGGTCTGCCTCTTGTGGCAAAAGAAACCCGCCCTCAAGGTTGCTGAAGTCCAGCACGATTTCGGCATCTTCCGGCGTGCCAACGGCGTAATTCCAAAGACGGATGTACCAGCTTTTGGCCGCGCCCGTCGCATCGCGACCGTTGATGGTGAGCGTTGGGCCGTTGACGGCATCAAGCGGCATGATACCCGCCGACCGCCACCGGAATTTCATCGTCAACCGGCGGTAATCGCGGTTGGTTTCATAGGCCAATAAGGGGTGATCCCAATGATCGGCGCTGTCCCAGATCAATCCTGCCAGATCATCGCTGCGGTAAAATATGGCGTCCGCGCGCAAGGATTCCGGTCCGGTTGTGATCACAGATGCCATCATCGGGCGCGGGAAATTGACCGTCCAGAAACGTGGATCAAAGCGCATGACGGGCACAGATTTCTGCTGCCGTCGTTGGTCACAAAGCCAATATGCCATGGTTCAATCCCGCGCCAATGCTTGCCGGACCGCACGCGCCACGTGCCGCGAAGATCGCTCAAGCGCGGCAGGCGCGCTGCCCTTGCCTGAATCCGATACGTTGATCGTCAGCCGCACTTGCGTTGGCGCACCGACAGCGCCCGCCGTTTCAATACGCCCGCTGGTGGTTGGAACGAACAGCTCTGGCCCGCGCTCACCGACGCGGTATGCCCTGCCCGGCGACACTGGCCCGCCCGTCGCACGTCCCGGTGCCCCAAGCGCGCCACCCAACAACGCACCCAATGACGCAAGCAAGCCGCCACCGCCAGACGCACCGCTACCCACATTATTGAGGCCTGCCTGTATCGCAGATCTGGCAATTTCCGAAAGCACGGACAGTGCAACCCGGCGCAAATCTTCAAAGCCAAACTTCCCGCGCTGAATGGCACCAGCTAGGCCGCGTTCCAATGCGGAGCCCGCGCGTTCAAGGCCATCGGCAAAGGGGCCGTCAATTTCAGCCCGCATAGCCGCCACATCGCTTGCAAAGGCGCGGGTATCGGCGCGGACCGATACGACCAGCCTGTCGATTTCTTCGTCCATCATTGGTCTCCTGCCGCTCCATCTGGAAACAGCGACATCAGCTTTTGAATCTCGTTCGGGTCAGGCGGGGCCGCATCTTGGCCGTCGGCACCCTGCAAAATAGCGAGCAGCTCCGCTGGGGTCGCATTCCAGAATTCGTCCGGACGCCACCCCAATTGTAGCGCGCAGATCGCGCTTAGCCGCAATGCGGTTTCACCAAATGTCATCGCCCGCTTAAAATCTGCCCAAGCAGAATTTTGAGCGCAGGCGTCATCGCCGCAAGACCCGCTTGCGTCAGGCGCTCGCTAAACTCGGCGCGCGTTACCGCGGCATCGGCGTCGGTTCGGCAATGCCAAAATAGGCTGACCATTTCCGATAGCTTCAGTCCCCCCGCAGCCGCACGTTCGACCAAGGTGAAGAGCGGCCCAAGTTCGTCTTCACAGGCCACCAAAGCCGCGAAGGTTGGCCGTAGCGATATATGCCCGCCTTCCACCGCAACCATCGCCTCACCGCGCAGGGCATTGGCCGGCCGGTTCATAAGGATGTCACCTGACCACTGCTTTCAAGCGCCAGCGTGTAGGAACGCTCGCCGTTGAAATCGCCGGCATAGTCCAGCCGCGCGACCAGGAATTTGCCGCGCAACCGGTCACCGCTTTCAAAGCTCAATTCATAATCGTCGAGCAGGCCGGACAGCGCGTTATTCTTGATCCGCGTCTCTGCGGCCGATCCGGTAAAGACGCCAGCGCCGGAAACCGAAACCGAACGCACGCCCGCGCCCGAAAGCAGTTCGCGCCACGCGCCGCTGCCTTTATGGGTGATGACAACCGGATCGCCATTGATCGACAGTTGCGTGGTGCGAAGACCCGCAACCGTTGCATATACAGGCGTCGTTGTGCCGTCGCCAACCTTCAACAGGAAGGCGCTTCCTTTTTCTGCAGGCATAAGCCTTTTCCTTTCGAAAATGCCCCGCCAACTGGCGAGGAGATATGTGATTGTGCCCCGTTCGCGGGCGTCAGATCGCGAGCAACCGCACGCGGTACTCAACCAGCCCGGCCCACGGCCCGGCCGGGTCGCGCACGACCATCGAACGCAGGAATATAAGGCTCGCGATGCGCCAATTCGGAAGGTCGCGTGGTATGGCCAAAACGGCGTCCTCGACATGCGACATTAGGTTCGACAAGCGGGTGGCGGACTCGCCGTCATCCCACACCGTCAACGCCAGCCGGATTTCCCGGCCCGCATCGGTCTTCGTGCTCCAGTCGCTCGCGATCCCGTCGTTTATCGCGACATAGGGAAATGCAGCACGCGGCGGCGGACCATCATAAACGCCCGTCAGCGCATTGGCCAAAACGGGGTGCGCTGTCAGTGCAGCAACCGCTGCTGCCTGAAGCGTGTGCACGGCGCTGTTCATCGTCCAAAATTCCTTAATTGCGGGTCATAGAGCATGCGTCGCCGCAGGTTTTTGCCGACAAGGCAGATGCCATCGCCGCTCCGCTCCACATCGACGCCTGCGGGGCGTGGCGCGTGCATCAGTTGCTGGCATAGGCCGTCAACACGGCGTTCCCCCAATGCAGCGGCCTTTGCGTTGATCCGGTCCGCGTTCACCGGACCTCCTCACAGGTGAGCCGCATCTGTGCTGGTGTAACGGGATCGCTCAACACCGCGCGCACAGCGAGATATTTGCCGCGCCATGCCAAGCGCGTGGAAAGGCCTACGCCTTCACGCTTGCGCATGGTCACTTGCCAGCGCGGCAAGGCAGACAAAGCATCCGCACGGGTTACATCGCCGGGCATCAAGGGCGAGACCGCGACCCATGCCTGCCCGTCATAGCGATATTTGCCCGATGCCCCCGCCAGGCTGTCGCGGTCGCCAAGACGGGTTTCGATATCCACGCGTTCGCGCAGATTGCCCGCAAATTCGCCGCTCATACAACGCGCATCCGGCGCCAGGGTTGCAGCAACGCCAACGCAGCCGCTGGTGGCCCATCGTCCTTAGCGCTGTCGCGATTATTATAAAAATAGCCCGCGAGCCGCAGCAGGCCGAGCCGGAGTGACTCCGGCAAGCTTGCCCAATCGGTCGCCAAACCGGCGACCAGCGATATTTCCACACGCCCGGCACTGCCCGGTTGAAGCACACGGAAATAGGCTTCGCCCTGTGATGAGAGTTTCAATTCCCAAGCCGCCGCGGCAAGCGCAAAAGTGGCACCGTCGGCTGGAATGCCCGTAACATCGGTGATCGCATGGACAGGCAGCGTCTGCAAAACCTGCCATCCGCTGCCCGCCGTGACTATTTCGGTTCCCGCGCGGCGCAAGAGGGCCTGGCGGGTAAACTGTTCCGCGTGACCAATCGCCGCGAGGATCGCCGCGGCCAACGCACTGTCGTCCATGTCCGCATCGACACGCAAATAGGCTCGCACCTCGTCCAGCATCACGCTGTCGAGGCCGAGCGGTTCCATGCTCAGCATTTCAATTTCCTTTTAGATAATCCGGCGGCCCATGGCCGTAAGTCCGGCCTTTAACGTGACTGCTGAACCCGCAATTTCGGACCGGAACAGCAGTTGAACTTGCCCCGCCGTCGCACCCACCGACACGATGAAATTGGCCCTTATCGCGGCATTTGTGGCCGCAGCCCGCACACCGGAGGTAGCCGCTGTTGTTACCGCGTCAGCAATTTGTTCCACGCCGGTTAGCAATGTCGCACTTGACTGATGAACGGTCATGCCAGCCACCGACCCTGACGGGATATCAAGGGCAAGCGCAATGCCTGTTGTGGCTGCCGCCGACTGAAAGGTCCCGATAAGCTCAACAAGGTACATGGTGTTGGCCGCAGCGGCGAAAGACAGACCCGTCGCAGCGGCAGGTGTGATGGTGCTATTGGCAATGTCGGCGGTAAGCTTGCTCCACGTCCATGGATCGCCACCGCCCTCACCCTGCTTTGCGACGGGTTGATGTGTGCTTGCGCTTGTTCCGACGGTCAGCCGCGCCTCGTCGGTAATCAGATAGACTTCACCCGCACGCAACGCGTTGGCAGTGGCAGCGGCATCAACTTGCGCCCGCGTTCCCCGTTTATGGGAAAGGCTGGGCATCAGAATGTTCCACAGTCCACGTCGCCGACCGCCAGCGTGACAAAGGCGTTGGCGGCATCTTTGGTCCACGCCATGGAGTTATTCAATCTTATAACCCCATCGGTTCCATTTGTGCCCCAAATATAACCAGATGTGCCACCTGCGACCACCGCCGCTTTTTCATCAAGGTCAGACGAAGGGATATTCAACGCCGCTTTGAACGCGTTGACCGTGATCTTCGCTTCTTTTTGCCCCACTGCAGACGCGTCGTGCAAGATGAGGAAATCCGCTGCGCCATCGACCGATGCGACGGTGGCAAGATCGTCAATCGCAGGAACCACGGGCAGCCGCGTCGTCGCACCCGTGGCGATGTGCAATGTCCCACGATCGGTCGTAAAATGCGCCTCACCCGCCAACATCGATGCTGTCGGCAAATTGGCTTTCAAGCCGCGCTTTATTTGAATTCTTGGCATATATGATCCTTAATTAAATGTGCCGCCGTCGATGATGTCGGCCACAGGGCCGGTTGGCCCCGCTGGTCCCGGCGGACCGATGATGGTGGGAACCGACCCGATGGATGACGCCGATACGGTCGGTGCAAGCATGCCATCCGGCCCGCGCCAGCGCGCCAATATGGGTGGCGGTGGCTGTCGCCATTGCAAAAGCATCGTCATGCTGTGACGCTTTCGCGCAACGTGATGCCGATGCTTTCGGTAATGATAACTCCGCCGCCGACCTCAATCCGCGCATCCGCCAGATAATGCCCCGCCGGCAAAAGCGCGCTTTGCGCCGCACCCACCGTCAAGGTCCATCCGGCCGGCACGTCACCCGATGCGGTCCGCGGTATAATGTTAAAGGCAGCAGCCACAGGCGCGGTGGCGCTCACGCTTGTCCGGCCAGGGGCCACTGCCTTCATCGCCGCACTGATCGCCGTGACGGAAAGGGGGTCACCGGTCACAGCGTCAAGCGCGAGCGAAATGGTTTCGCCGCGTTGAAAAACAAATATGGTCATGTCGTTCTCCGAAGGGATCTCCCCACCCATAGGCGGGGAGATTTTCGCGCAATTAGGAAATGGCGAACTTCATCACTTTGATCGCTTCCGAATTGGTCAGCGCGCCGCCCAGACGCTTGGTTGCGTAGAAATGGACATAGGGCTTGTTCGAATATGGATCGCGCAGGATGTTGGTTTCGGTGCGCTCGGCAATCAGATAGCCCGCCTTGAAATTGCCAAAGGCGATCGACAGGCTGTTCGCCGCAATGTCGGGCATATCTTCGGCTTCAACCACGGGATATCCCAACAGGGTATCGGGCTGCCCCGCGCTTAGGCCCGCCTGCCAAATGAACGCACCATCGGTGGTCTTGAACTTGCGGATCGCCGAAAGCGTAGACGCATTCATGACCCACGTCGCACCCTGACGATAAGGCGCGCGCAAGGCGTGGACCAATTCGACGAGCTTATCCTGCGGGTTTGAAGTGGCAAAGGCGCCCGCCACACCCGATGCAATATGTTGAAGCGTGCCAAATGGACGCGTTGCATCGCCAGTCGCCGCGGTTGGCGCGGTCAAAAAGCCCTTGGGCTTGTTGCTGCCATTGCCATTCACAAATGCCGCGCCTTCGGCCTTTGCAAATTCGGTCGCGATTTCGCTGGCGAGCCAGCTTTCAACATCGAACGCCGCATCATCCAGCATCGCCTGCGTCGCCGCTGGATTGGCATAAAGCTCGCCAAAGCTTGGGACGATTTCGTTGAAGGTCGGCGTCGCGGTTTCGGGGCGTGTTGCGGTTTCCGATGCCCAGCCCGACGTCACGCCATTTTGCGTCACAAGCTTGCGATAGCCCGCAGAGCCAACGCGGACGACATTGGCAATTGCACGGATCGGCGAAATCGCCTTCAACGTGGAATCGATGATTTCATCAATTTCGCGCGGAACGGCAAATCCGCCATCGGCGGCAACGACGCCCGAAAAGCTTTTCAGCTCCACTTCGGAGCCGCGGCGCAAATAACCGTCAACAAAGGCCGATTTTGCGGGGTCGGCCACAGTCGCCCCCGACAAAACGGGCCGGGTCACAGCGGCCGCGGCCACCGCCCCTTCAAAAACCGCGTCGAGCGCGTCAGCTTTGGTTTCATAATCCATATCATTCTCCTTGGGTGATGGATGTTGTGCCCGCCCCCGCCGCCTCGACGGCCAACACGCGGGCGAGCGGTTGCATGGGATGCGTGACGACGCTGACCTCAATGAGATCAAGGTCCGTCAGCTCCCGGTAATCCTGTTTTTTCATGGCGCGGACACGATAGCCAAAGGACAGGCCCGTGCCGGCCTGCACCGGCGTTTCTTCGTCATCCAACCGGGCAATGACGCGCAATCCGCGCGCGTCCTCGCTCAGGCTTTCGACATAGCCAATGCGCCGGTTGCGATCATGCTGCCACAGCAGGGGAACGCCCGCTTTTGCCGCACGGGCAAAGGCACCCTTGCGCACAATATCGCCGCCCTTGTCGGGTGCATCAAAGATGGCGGCATAGCCAGCCAGCCTCACTGGCTGACCAGCCCCAACAGGCCAAGCTTTACAGCCAGCCCGATGAGCAACAGCGCAAGCACCATACGCACGACCCAGCCAATCGCCGCCTTGCGCGCCGACCGCTTGGCATCGCGCCAGGCGGACAAAAGCTCGCGCAGCTCGCTCATATCCTTGGCGGCGCTGGCATCATCCAAACCCAAACGGGCAAGCGCACGCCGGGCACCCGTTTCGGAGGCCTGCTCCAGCAGACCTTGAAGTTTATTTTCGACCATGTTCACTCCATTTTGAAAGCGGTGGCTTAAGCGGGTTCCGGTGCCTCTGACTTCAGGGGAGCAAGCCCCACCGCTGCCCGTTTCTCCTCGGCGGTCAGAAAGTCCGCGGCGCCGACTTGCGCCCATAATCGCTCGCGATCCTCGGCAAGGGCCGGGATGGCATCGAGATCAATGTCCAGCTGAAGACCGGCAAAATAAGGGGCGAGGCCCTCGCCAATTGCAGCGAGCATTTTGCGTGCCAAGGGAATGATGCTTTGGTTCCACAGCGCGCGGTTGGCTTCGCGGTAATTGGCGTAGGTCGCGTCCCCGGGCAGCCCAAGCAGCACGGGCGGGACACCGAAGGCGAGCGAAATTTCGCGCGCAGCCGCCTCCTTCAATCCGGCAAAATCCATTTCAGCGGGCGTCAGCGCCATCGCCTGCCATTTCAGCCCGCCCTCCAGCAACATGGGCCGCCCGGCATTGCCTGCGCCTTGAAAGCTGGCGGCGAGCTCTTCTTTCAACCGCGTATATTGTTCGCCGCTTAATGTGCCGCTTTCGCCCATTTCATAGACCAAAGCCCCCGATGGCCGCGCCGCATTATCGAGCAATGCCTTGTTCCAGCGCGTCGCCGCATTGTGCGTCGCGACCGCGCCCGATGCCGCGCCCAGGCAGCCAAGACCATAATGGTCATCCAACGGGTGAATGGACCGGATGTGGATGACGCTGTCGGCGGGCAAGCGGCTCGCAACATCGCCGGCCTTATAGACATAAGCCACGGGCCAGCCGCGCACATCGGCCTCAATCGTCATCCGTTCGGGGCGCAGCGCGAACAATTCGGCAGGCCGCCCATCCATGCCCGACAATATTTCAATATAGGCATTGCCATGCAGCAACAGATGCGTCGCCACCGTTTCAATCAACGCCTGCCCCGCCGACGTTGCCTGCACCAGCCGCAATGCTTGCGCATCGGTCGATGTCAGCGGCGCGGACGCCAGCCCTTCGGCAATTAAACGAACCGCACGCTGGGCGATGGCGTTTGAAAGATAGCCCTCGCGCATCTGCGCCTCATAATTTCGCGGCCAATCGCCAAGGCTTGGCACGCCATAGCTGCGGATGCCCGATAGACGATCCTGCTGCACACGCGTTTTTGCCGGACGCAGCAAGCCACGCCCGGTTGATTTCCAACCGAAGATATTCATGTGTTTCAGTCCTTTAAATTACAGCAGCCGAACCCGCGGCGTCCGTTCGGCCTTGCCGAGCATCAGTTCGGTCAACGCCCACACCAGCGCGTCGGCGCGGTCGGGGGATCGGCCGGGGCCTTCATATCCGCCGCCCGAAACCAGCCCGCACATCTGGTCTTCCATTTCGGGAAAGGCAGCTGTGTGAAAGACGCGGCGCGCTTCATATAATGCGGCGATGGGTTCGGCGCGCACCGTCTTGCGCTGGCTGGCGTGCACCCGCTTGATCGGCATCGCAAGGTCGGCGGCGCGCAAGACGGTTTCGACCATATTGCCGCCCTGATTGTCTTCGGCGACCACGCGGTCCGCCTGCCAAAGATCGACGGCGGCGGCGACGGCGCGGGCCCAGCGTTCGGGTGAAGCGCCCGCTATGCTGTGGTCCCCAAGCACATAGGCTTTCTTGTCCTCGCCAATGCCAACCGCGACAATCCCGCAGGCATCGCCATTTTCCGACACGGGCGGATCAACGCCAATGACGATGCGTTTCAAATCGGGCGCATAAGACACGCGTTGCCGTTCAATCAGGTCGCGGGACCATAATGCCCCCGCCGCATCTTCGATCAACTCACCATCCAGTTCCTGCCTGCCCCAGCGCGTGCCGGCATAGGCCGCGCGCACCGACGCCAGATATTCGGGCGGCAGGTGCATATCATTATCCGCCGTGCGGCCCCGCGTTATGGCCACGCCCTTTTCCAGCACCAGCCGCCGGAGCAGCGGCACGGGACGCGGCGTGGTGGTGGCCATGATCCGTGGATGTTGGCCAAGCCGCAACCCAAGCATCAAATTGTCCCACGCCTTGATCCCGTTGGGCCATTTCGCAATTTCGTCGGCCCATGCAAAATCATGCTGCGGCCCGCGCAGGCTTTCGGGCTCTGCGGCCGAAAACAAAGTGGCGGTCGCCCCATTGCGCCATGTCAAACGGCGCAGGCTGGGTTCCCATTCGGGGCGTTCGGCAAAAGGCAGCGCCAATAGGCCGCTTTCCCCCTCCACCATCACCTGCCGCGCCTCATTCAGCGTCGCGCCGACCAGCGCAAAGCGCGCACCGGGATATGCGGCGGCAAGCGCGCTGACCCATTCTGCACCCATGCGGGTTTTGCCATAGCCGCGGCCCGCCATCACCAGCCATGTGCGCCAATCACCCTGCGGCTCAAACTGGTCATCGCGTCGCCAGAAACGCCAACTGCGCGATTCCTCCATTTTGTGGCGGTTCCAGCTTTTGATGCAGGCAACCATCTGTTCATAGGGCATGGCCATCAGCGCCTGGGCATTAAGCTGCGTCATTCGCCCGCTCCGCACGTTCGCGCATTTGGGTTAATTTCAATATCAATTGCGCCTTCAATGTCGGCAAATCCGTTGACGCAGGCGCAGGCGTTGCCGCAGCCGGCGCGCCCTTCACCGCGGCGCGATGTGCGCTCAATAACGCAATCGCCAGCCGATGCTTTTGCGCCCGCGCTTTCAATGTCGCGTCCGCCGTTTTGCCATTGGCCGCCAACAAGGCCTCGGCCAACAAATCCGTCTCCAGCCGCGCATAGCCTTCGCCAAGCGCCCGCGCCCAATCATCACGAAAGCCCGCCGACCGCCGCCGTTCGGCATAGACGGCGCTGCTGCCAACACCCGCCGCTCTCGCCGACGCCGCCACATTTGCGGTTTCGGCGAGATGGTTGAGGAAAAGACGCCGGGTCCGCGCGTTCAAACGGGTGTCGGGCACGCTGATTTTATCTTTCGTCAT